ACCTGAGACAAAGGATGGTACAAATGGAGTTCCGAGTAACCTTCACCCCTCCCCCCGTGTCGGTCGTCGTCATCGCCGACTCGATGGAGTCGGCGTTCCGACAGGCGGTCTCGATGGGATCGCCCAAGGCGCTCCCGGCGATCAGCGTCGAGCCGGTCGCCCCGGTCATCGGCTACCGCCCCGACGGCTCGCCCATCTACCTCGGCGCGGCCGAGGGCGAGCCGCTCGCGCCCGTGTCGCCGGCCGACCGTGAGGCGGGCGTCCGCCCGGGCTCGCCGATGGCGCGCTTCCCGAGGGCGGCGGCGCGATGACGCGGGATGAGCTCCACGCCGAGCTCATCGACGCCGCCGATTCGCTGGAGGATCGCGTGTCCGAGGGCGAGGTTCGTCGGACGCTCCTCCGCCTGGTCGGCCGACTGAACGCCGAGGGTCTCGAATGACGATCGCCGCCGCTCCTCCGGGCGCCGCGGTCCGCCCGACGCTCTACCTCACGCGCCCGCAACCGACCCTCGATGACCTCCTGTCCGAGGCGAATTGGCTGGAGCTACGCGAGTTGGTCATGGTGCCGCTCATCTCGACCGAGCTCATCACGACGGATCAGTCGCGCGCCGAGTTCGTTGAGGGCGCTCGGCTCCTCCGCCTGGACAAGATGATCCGAGCGGGCGATGGCGGGACCGGACCGACGCCGATCCAGTTGGCGATCGCCGACATGCTCAATGCGGGCTACTTCAAGAACGGCGTGCTCGAACCTCGGCGAACGACCAAGACGACATCGGTTCAGGCGGTCCTCCTCGGCCGATGCTCGATCCGTGAGGACTACGTGGTCGGATGGACGCTCGCGACGACGGGCGCCAAGGCGTCCGAGCGGTTCCGCAAAGACATCGTGACGCCGATCAATCGGCTCTACCCGAATCCCAAGGATGCGCCGTTCAAGCTGAACGTCGGCAAGGGGACCGAGCACATCGAATGGACCGGGAACGGGTCGTGGTTCTACGTCTACGCCCCGGGCGGCGACGGGTTCCGCTCGGGCGGGTTCGACGCGGGATGGGTCGATGAGGGCGGCGAGGCCGAACCCGAGCTCGGCGCCGACCTCACGACGGCCGTCCTCCCGACGATGGACACCAAGGTCGGCGCCCAGTTCATCGTGAGCGGGACGGGCGCGACCTACCGTGAGGGGAACCTGTTGTGGGATACCCTCAACGATCCCGAGGCGGGCGTCATCCGACACTCGGTCCCGGATCAGATGGACCCCGAGGAGCTCGAAGATTGGGAGCCGTCCGCGGATCATCCCAAGGCGCGCGTCCGCGAGCTCATCGAGCTCTATCACCCGGGCGTGTCCTGGACCACGCCGCTCGCCAACGTGGAGCGCAATTTCCGGGCGTTCACCCGGGATCAGTTCAACCGTGAGTATCTCGGCCTGTTCGGGTCCGAGGGCTCGAACGTCGGGCTCATCCCGCCCGCTCACTGGGAGCGAACGACCTTGGCCGGCGCGATCCCGCCGCCGCCCAAGGCGTTCAGTCTGGCGATCGCCATTCACCCGGACGGACTCTGGAGCTCCATCGGCGTCGCGTTCCACTTCCTCGATCAGCCCGACGATCTAGTCTCCGAGGCGCTCAGGATGTCGGGCGACGCCGAGCCGGCCCAATGGAAGGTCGGCGTCGGGCTCCTCCATCATCAACACGGCGTATCCGGGTTCGCGAACAAAGTGCTCCAGTTCGCTCGGAAGTACGGCGTCGGGATCGTCTACGACCAACTCTCACAGTCGGTCGGCGTCGAGGTCGAAACGCTCTCCAAGGCGATGCCCCGGCCGAACCTCATTCCGGCGACGACGGTCGATGTCCGCCGCGCCGCGACCAAGCTCCTCAAAGGGCTCTCGCCCGAGGTTCCCGGGAAGCCCGACCCGGGCGTCGATGTCATCCGACACTGGAGCTCGGCGACGCTCGACAACGCGGTCACGATCGCCGTCAAGCGCGCGATCGGGACCGCGGGCGGGTTCGGGTTCGGTCGGCCCAAGGGCGACTACGCCGCGGACATCACGCCCGTCGAGGCAATCTCGCTCGCGCTCCAGTTCCTGGGCGACCGCGGGACCAAGAAACCGAAGGTGGATGTCACGTTCGGCTAACCCCCGATGAGAGCACGTATCGAGCGCCCCGCGAAATCCGCGGGGCGCTCTTACGTTGGCTCCTGTGCAAGTCGTTGTAGCGACAACTAACGACCTGTTGTAGGAATCGCACAACGGAATCGCGTGTCTGTTGTGGACTTCCTACAAACGGTCGTGCTAGTGTCTCGGATCGTGGGATGGCGCGAGTGGTTGTTCGGACCGAAGGTCACGAGTCAGATGGGCGTGTCCTCGCCCTACGCCCCGAACGACGCCCTCGAAACGTTCATGGCGAAGGACCTCCTCGGCGAGCTCGCCGAGAACGGGATCGTCACGCGCCAGACCGCTCTCCGAGTCCCGGGCGTGAAGCGAGCTCACGGCATCCATGCCGCGATCGTCGGCCGCGCGAAGTGGACGGTCATGGAGGGCGATCGGCCGGCGGCGGAACAGCCCGGATGGCTCACGAACTCGGCCTCGGGGGTCTCGCCGTATCACCGGATGTTCGGCGTCGCGTCCGATCTGTTCTTCAACGGCTGGGCGTGCATCGGGTTCACGGCCGACATGTCCGACGCCATCCACATTCCGTTCGGTCTCTGGGGCGTCGATCGCCTCGGGAACGTCGTGGTCGATGGCTCGGTCGATGCTCAGTACCGCGCCCGCCCGGTCGCGATCCAACTCGGCTACGGCGAAAACGGCATCCTGGTCGATGGCGCCGACACGATCCGCGCCGCCCGCAACATCGAGCGGGCATGGATGGATCGCGTCGATAACCCGATCCCGGCGACCGACCTCCACATCACGGACCCCGCGTTCAACGGCATGACCAAGCGCGAGAAGCGTCGCATCGTGGATGAGTGGAATGAGAACCGTCGCCGAGCGGGCGGACAGACCGCGATCACTCAGTCATTCCTCGAAGTCCGGGCGCTCGGTCAGGTCTCCGCCGACCTGTTCGAGAAGGGTCGGAACGCCGTCCGGCTCGACCTCGCCAACCACGCCGCGGTCCCGGCCTCGATCATCGAGGGCGCCAAGGATGGCGGCGGCTCGGACATCAACTACTCGAACGACTCGACCGAGCGGAACGAACTGGTCGATTTCGGGACCTCGCGGTTCCTCCTCGCGATCGAGGGCCGGCTCTCCCTCGATGACGTGCTCCCGTCGGGTCAGTCGTTGCGCGCCGACCTCACGAACCTCATGACAACGCCCAGCCCGGGCATGAACGCTACCTCGGAGGACTGACCAAGTGACGAACATCACGATCGACGCGGGAACGCTCATGTTCTCGGCCGACGACGACATGACGGCGACCGGGCTCCTGGTCCCCTACGGCGTCGAGGCGAGCTCGAACCTCGGCCGCTTCACGGTCGATACGGGCGTGTTCTCGATCCCGGCCGACCTGACCGGGATGTCCCTGAACGTCGAGCACGCCCGCGAGGCGGTCGTCGGCGCGTTCACCCGGGCATGGGAGACCGCCGAGGGGATGTTCGCCTCCTACCGATTCGCGAGCACGCCCGAGGGGATCAAGGCGCGCGACGCCGCCCGATCGGGTGAGCGGGCTTGCCTGTCGGCCGAGGTCGCGGGCGTGAAGATTCGAGCCGGTAAGGCGGTCGCGGGAACCCTGTTCGCCTCGGCTCTCTGCAAGGAACCCGCGTTCCCGGGCGCGACCCTCCTCGCCTCGGCGCCCGACACGGGCGACGACGACGACCCCGAGACCCCGGACCCCTCGGCCGACGATGAGACCCCCGATCCGTCGGCCGAGGAGTCCGGTCAGACGATCGCGACCTACGAGTCGAGCTCGGCGTCGAGCTCGGCCTACGACGACGGGTCCGAGTACTCGGACGCGACCACGACGACCGAGGAAGTCATCGACCTCGGCGACGGCCGAACCCGGACGATCCGGACCTCGGTCACGACCTACGAGTCGGCGCCCGCCGCTCAGGAACCCACCACGGAAGGAACGGCCATCTTGACCAACTCCACCCCGCCCGCCGCCCCGGCCGCGCCCGCCGCGGTCCCGGGAACTCTCCTCGCCTCGGCGCCCGCCGCGCCCGCGGAGACCAACCCGCGGGCTCTCGACGTCGATCGGGGCACTCTGTTCGCGGCGATGTCGGCGGTCCGTTCGGGCGCCTACTCCGCCGACGACCTGACGCTCCTCGCCGCTCTCGGCTCGGTCACGATGGGCGGCGGCGGCGCGAGCCAGCTCCCGGCCGCGGGCAGCGCGGCGACGGGCGGCGTCCTCCGCCCGAACTGGCTCGGCCAGCTCTACGACGGCGAGCCGTATGAGCGCCAGTACCTCACGCTTCACGCCCTCGGAACCGACATCAGCGCGGCCGGCAAGGCGGGCTACAAGATCAACCGTGGTCCGAATGAGGCCGGGACGCTCGCTCACCTGGACGGCGACTGGGCCGGGAACAAGTCCGACATCAAGTCGGGTTCCGGCTGGACCAAGACGTTCGGCTCGACGTTCGACCGCTACGCGATCGGCAACGACATCGGCCGGGAGTTCTACGACCTCCCGGGCGGCGCCGAGGTCGTCGAGGCGTTCGTCCGCCTCCTGGTCGAGGACTACTACTACTGGTCCGATGAGAAGGGTCGAGCCCTCATCGTCGCGACCGCGGGCGCCCCGATCGCCCCGGCGACCGCGAAGTTCTCGACCAAGTACCCCGCCGCGGTCGGCATGGCGATTCAGGGCATCCTCGCCGTGAAGCGCCGCAAGGCCGACGGCCGGCGGGACACGCCGACCTACGCGATCGCGAACGCCGAGGCGTACGAGGACATGGCCTACGCCGCGGGCGGCGAGGAGAACCTCCCGGCGTTCATCTCGCTCGCGGTCACGACCGCCTCGAACGGCACGATCGACGGCAACGTCCAGATCATCGAGGGCGAGAACGGCATCGAGGACACGGCGGCCGTGACCGTCGGCGCCCGCCGCGCGATCGAGTTCGATGAGCTCCCGGGCGGTCCCCTCCAGATCGACGCGCTGGAGCTCGCCAAGGGCGGCATCGACCGCGCCGTTCACGGCTACCTCCAGAAGTTCGTGGTCCGCCCCGAGGCGATCGTCACGGTCGGCGTCGCGGACGCGTAGTCGAGACTCGGGAGCGAACGCGCATGACTAAGTGGTTCACGGCTCAGGGCCCGACGCCCGAGGAAACCGAGACCGAGGTAGCAAGAATCGTCGCGGCATGGCCGGACGCGCCGACCCTCAATCTCGAAACCCTCGGCATGGTCCTGAACACGGCTCGGACTCAGGTCGTCGCGTTCGCTCCCGACCCCGAGGAGGCCGGCGACCGGATCGCCGACCTCCTCGCCGAGCTCGGCTACGCCGAGGACACCATCGGCGCCGTGCTCGCGCTCCTGGAGCTCGACCCGCCCGCCGACCCGATCGAGCGCTACGTGTTCGCCCAACTCGGTCAGGCCAAGACGCTCTACAACGCGGGCTCGGTCAACTCGGCGGGCGAGGTCGGCATGGACGGGTTCACGTTCACGCCCCGCCCGCTCGATAAGGTCATCCGCTCGATCATCCGCCCGACCGAGGGAGGGTTCTCCGTTGGCTGAGCCGATCGAGGTTCCGGGCGTCCGCGGCTATCTGGTCGCCGAGCTCGCTCCCCTCCTCCCGGCCGACTGGCGCCTCATCCCGGCCCAGACGATCCCGGATCAGATCGACCGGACGACGGTCGTCGTGAAGCACGGTCGGATGACCAAGCTTCCCGAGGCGCCGATCGGGAACCTCCAACACTCGATCGTCCTCACGATCGCTCACCCGAGCGCGAACATCGGCGCGGCCGAGGACGCGCTGGACCACGCCGTAATCGAGCTCACGACCGCTCTCGACGGTCACGACCGGATCGACTGGACCGACGCGGAGAAGGTCTCGGTCGAGTCCAAATGGCTCGGCTGGGATGTCACGTTGACCGTCATCACTCAGAAACCCACCACGACGACGACCCCGGAAGGATCGCCCGAATGACCCTCATCGCCCCCAAGCCGTTCATGCTGAACGACTGCATCCTCACGATCGGGACCGACTCCTACGAGTCGTCCGTGAGCTCGGTCGCGTTCAACCCCGCCCCGGTCGTCGCGACGTTCAAGGGGATGAAGAAGGGCGCCAAGTTCAATCTCGCGGGAGAGTCCGACTGGACCGCGGCGATCACGCTGGCGCAGGACTGGGAGACCGCCGACGCGCTCTCGCGCTACCTCATGGAGCACGAAGGGGAGACCGTCCCGGCCGTGTTCAAGCCGACGAACGGGAAGCCCGGGATCGCGGCGAACCTCACGATCGTTCCGGGCTCGATCGGCGGCGGCGTCGGGACGGTCGCGACCTCCTCGGTCACGCTGAACTCGGACACGCCCGTTCTCGACCCGATCGTCTAGTGGCGGCGGGCTCGGGTCGAATCTCGGTCCTGGTCTCCAAGGAGCTCCAGACCCTACTCTCGGTCACGCTCGGACTCGATAAGGCGGTCGCCGCCCGAGTCCGAGCGTGACCGAGA